ACAACATTACTTGATGAAACGTAGTAGTTTGCTGAGGTGGTACTTGAATAACTTGCACTGTAATTATATTGTTCAATTAAAGATAGTTTATAATAAAAATTTTCTAATCTAGTTTGAGCAGATGAAAAATGAATAAAATTATCATAATTAGAATAATCTATATTAATTTCAATTCCTGTTTTAGCTAATAAACTATTTAATTGGTATCTTAAACTTCCAGAACCTTGGGTTGAATCTGTAACTGAAAGTTGATTTGAATTATTATAATCTGTTGAATTATTAATTTGGTTTTTAATATTAAGATTAGTATTTGGACCTTTTAAATAGATGTTATTATCAGCTACATCAAAAGTTTGAACAATATTAATATTATAAGCAACAGGAGTTGCTACTTGAGTTACTACCCATAATTGAGAATTTATTGTAAATTGCTCTGGAAGTGGTTCGTATAGTTTAACTAATACTGTAGGATTAGTAATACTAGAAGTATCTAATAAGATATTATTAGCAATTGCTAATTCATTATCACCAAAATTTAAATAAAAATCATAATAACTTCCTGTTGAAGTAGTAATATTATTTGATAATTCAATTGAAGAAGATATTACTAAAAAATCAGGTATTAAAGTTGTATCTAATCTAACCTCAGTTCTATCTGGGCTGATTTGAGATATAAAATAAGTATTATTAGGATTAGATGCTAATTTATTACTTACAAAATTATATAAAGTATTATATTGACCTTCAGTAAATCCTTGAGTTGTTAAATCAATTTCAGGATAGATAGTTAAAACATTATCTAATAATCTATAACCATTATAACCAAAAACATTACTTGTTAATATATTTCCATTTAAATCATAAATAAAATATTCAATATGATCTGTAGTAGGGTCAAATGAGTTTTCAGTTTCTATAGAAGTAATAAGAGAAGTATCACTCACTGAATATTCTTGAAACTCAAATGTATTTGGGTTTAACGGGGTTATGTTAATTATTTCGGCCATTATATACTTCCTGTTGATATTGTTGGAATTGTGATAACTTGTTGTTGTAAATCTAAATTTTCTTGTCTTAATTGAGTAATTTCTTCAATTAATGCTTGAATTGTTTCGTCATTATTAAAATCACCAGCATATTCCTGACTAGTTTTAATAAGGTACTCATGAGAATTTATATCTCCAAACTTAGGTATTTCAAAGAATAAAGTTTGGTAATTTGTAAAAAATTCTGCTACTGATATTGTAGGTGCTACTACAGAAGCTGTAGCAGCAGGTTGAACTAATTGGGTAAAAGAAGTATCAATAACCCTTTCGTATTGGGTTTTACTATATACTTGTTTTGTTAAATTTATACTTTCGCCCGACATTATCCGTTTATAACTTTAAAGTAATATTGATTATCAAATACTATTGTTGAACCATTAAGGTTTGTTTGAATTAAAATTGCATAATATCTTTCAGGTTCTAAACCATTCATATATACATCAAAATAACTTGATGTAGCATCTGCGCTAATCTGAGTGTATTGTGAATCAAAATCTATTACGTATTCATTAGTATCTAAATCTTTAATAGCATATAAAGATGAACCTGAAGGTAAATAATAATTATTTAAATAAACTGATGATGTTTCCCATATTTGAATTGGATATTCAGGTCTAGCATTAATTCTAAATCTATTAATACTTTCAGGATAAAATGTTCCTGGGTTTTGTGCTAATGTTAATGTAGCAGGTGTAGTATTTAAAACTGTTTGTGTTGAAGATCCTGTATTAAAAGAAAAATCAAACCAACTAATTTGTAAAGCTGGTGGGTAAATTGTATGTGTATCTCTTGAGAAATATTTTAATTCTGGTTGGATATCTTTATTGTCAATAAATTCATCTTTTTGTTTTAAAATAAATCCTTCATTATAAAAAGCACCTGTAGCCCAAGCTTTTATAGTATTTGTAACATTTAAATTAAGATCTTTAGTACCATAAAATGTAAATTCTACAGATTGAGTAACACTTGATGTATAATAAGGAACAGGAGAACCTGTGTACCAAGTACCACCACCAGCAAATGAATATGAAACATTATAGGAAGCTGTTACATTTGATCCTAAACTAGCAATAACTGTAGGCCATTTAATTGATCCTGAATATGTTCTCCAAATCCAACTAACACCATTTGTTATTGAAGGTACATCTAAATATCTTCCTGTACCCATATTCCAAGAACCTGAAACAGGGTAACATTCAAGAGTAGTAGTTGCATTCATTCCTGTAGAAGTAGCAATATAGCATTGTAAATTAGCCTTCCAAGATCCACTATCATATACATTTTGAGGCATTAAATCAAATGCAGTATTAAGATCGTTATTATCAAATCTAATTAAAAATCTACTTGTTTGTGGATTTGGGTCTGAATATGCAAAGACTGTTTCAGTTGCCTCAATTATTTCATCCATTCCCGTATTCATGTTAGGGAACAATGAATACATTGTTGCATCTTTTTCAGGAAATATTTTATATACTGCCATTTTATATTATTATAAATTTACTACTCTACCTTGAATATCTTGATTTGGATATTTTACTTCAAATATTGAAGGATCAAGAGATGGATAAATTACATTACCAATTGTTGCTGCATTTATATCATAAGCATATGGTGAATATCCTAAATTTGTTCCTACTAAATTTGAAATTGTTATATTTTTTATTGTTTGTACACCTTTTATTCTGTCTAAAAGAATATAAAGTTCTCTTAAAACAATAGGTTGATTGATTTGCCATTTATCAATAGCAAAATAATCTTTTAATGCTGCAATACAATCAAATAATACTTGGTTACTGTTAAATTCAGGGAGTACTATAATATCAAAATTTACTCCAATATTAATAATAAATCCATCTTTAATATTAACAGCATCATTAACCATTCTATATTGAGATAAGTATGTAGTTAAATTTTGTTTTAAAGCGGGTGATGCTATGTTTAATTGATTACTTGCGTTATATGACAACACATACAAGTCTAATACGGAATTAGATTCGCCTGCAGACATTGATTGTGCCTTTGTAGGTTCAATATATGCTTTAGCAATAACTCCATATTTAGCAGGCATTGATAATGACCTTACTAAATAATCATCTTGTGTTACATTACGTAATTGTGTTGCAAAATTTGCTGATGTATTTTGTCTAATTTCTTCTATTGAATCTCCATCTCCTCCACCATCTGCTGCAATTGGATTTGTAACAGCTAATGAAGCAAATATTTCATTTGCAGTTACTGGGTTTAAATTTGAATTTAAAAATTGAATTTCTGCTACTAAGTTTGTTAAATCATTTGATGGTACGTTTGCTTCAACTCCACCTCCAGTTAAATATCTAACTGTTAAGTTTGTTTGTGAAGGAGCAATACCATAAGTTTTTGTAAATATAAAATTTGAAGGAGCATAAGCTGTTGTTAACTTATATTTTTCAAATGGTAAACCTAAACCTACGTTATCGGAATTAGGAATAATTTCTTCGTCTGTATCTGTTGCTGTTCCAGCACCAAATTGTATTTGTAATGAACCTGAATTTAAGAAACGTGTAATAAATCTTCTTTGAACTTGTTTAAGTTTTAAAAGATATGGTGTATCACCCTGGTATTGTGATAAATTAGGATCATTTGGATTTGTATTTTTTATAGAATCATAAACGGCATCTTGTGCTAAATAATCTACTTCATACCATTCATTAGTATCAGTGTCAAAAACATCTAATATACCAATAATTTTTTCAGCATTAATTTCTACTGTTGAAAACTGTTGAGGAGTACCAAATGAAAATGTAGTTGTATTAATATTTGATGATATTGAATTTCTTGTTTTTTTTAATAAGAATGAAGTTGGATTACCTCCTGATGTAGCAAAAATTGATACTTCTGTTGGATCGCCTGAACTTGAAACTGAAAAATCAATTGGGTCTTCTATTAAAAAGGAAATATTAGGGTTAGTAACAGATTTTACTTGAGCATTTTGATTAATAAAAAGTGTATAATCAAAATCAGGAACATATGTTGAACCAGACAATTTAGCTGGTACTTGTTGATAAAAAGTAATAGGGGCTGAAGCAACTTGAGTTACATTTGGTTTGTAACCAAACATATAAGCTAATTCATATAAGTTATTTGTTTGACGAGCATATTGTACATATGTTTCTTGAATTTGATTATCAAGATAAAATGATAAAACATCACCTACATAAGCAGCCATCTCCATAAACATCATACCTGGTGATGCTGGAGTAAAATCGTTGTAGGTTGTAGGGAAATAAGTTTTAGCATAGTCTATTAAACTAGCTCTTAACTCGCTAAAGTCCCTATTAATGTATTGTATATTTTTTCGTTGAGTTGCCATTATGTAAATGCTATTTCTACAGTATCACTTAAACCTGTATCTTTTATATTATATTTTAATACTATGTTAATTTGATTAATATCTGGGAATGAATCTATGTTTAAACTTCCTATAATAACACTAGGAAAATATAATCCTATTTGATATTGAATATCTTCTTTTAATGAATCAAGATTACCTGTATCAATTTGTTGGAAAATAAATGCTCGTAAATTACCACCAAATATTGGATTTAAATATATTTCATTTTTATTTGTTAAGAAAAAATTAATTAAATTATTTTTAATGGCTTCTTTTGTAGTATAAGTTATTTTAAATACTCCAGGAGCATTAAAAGGAATAGCCACACCAACACCAGTACCTGGTCTTGTATCTATAGGGTATATCTTTTTTGCTCCGAATGCCATTATTTATTGTTCATTAAACCCATAATCATATCTAATCCTACTTCTCCAGCAGGTAATGTTCCGTTAACATTATCTACAGGTCCTGTAGGGTTAAATTGACCAGCATATGCTGTTACTGCTGGTTTATTATTTTGCATATCTTCTAGTAAATCTCCAAACATAGCGCGTCTTTCAGAAGCGTTTAATTGTTTAGGTTTTTCAATGTGTGGTTGTGCGTAAGTATCTCTTATTGATTCGTTTACAACCGTTTTAGGAGCACGTACTGCTTCCAATAGGATATCTTTTAATTCCTCTTGAATAGCTTCTTTTACGGCTTCCTTAATAATTTTTTTAAAGTCTGATGGTTTCATTGTTTATAAATATTAAAATTAGTAAGCTTTTAAATTATCTCTGTCAATTATTAGTTTTC